CCTTCCAGATTTCCGACTGCGTATCGGAGGTCGCTCGGGCGCCGGTCTGGCCGTGGCCGAGTTCGGAGAAACGCACCAGCACCGAGCCCTTGATCTCGCCGCGGTGGTACTGGAGCAGCGGCGCGAAGTCGGGGATCGCCCCATCGGGGGACTCGATCTCGAACGTCCAGCCGTCGTCGCTGGTAGAGACGCCGAGAGCCTTCGGGCCGGGCGCGATGATGTAGGGCGTCTTTTCTTCGGCGCTCAGGTTTTCGAAGATCGTCTCGAGCCGGTCAGCGATCTCGGAGTCATCCTTGGCGGAGGCAGGAGGGTAGGCGATCCAGACGCCGACGCCGTGGCGGATCGCCGCCAGCACGCCGATCTTCTCGAGCAGCTCCTTTAGCCACCAGTGCTTGTAGGCGGCGCGCAGGAGCGAGCGACCGGTGTAGTCATCGCCCCGTTTCTGGTTTACGAAGACCGCGAGCTGCCCGGCCGGGATTTCGACGGGTGCAAAGGAGCCGTCCTCGCGGTAAGCCTGCTGGGTGATTGAGACGAGACGACCGTGCTCGGTGTTCCACTTCGTGATTGTCTTGGGGAGGCGCGGCGCGAAGCGCTCGATGGTCGCGTACTGGCGGCGCGGCACGATGACCTTCTTGGGCGTGCGCCGGCCTTGCGCATCGACGTCGTACTCGCCGGGCAGCTCGTAGACCAGCTCGCGCTCGACGATCTTGTAGGGCGTCTCGAAGACCGCGCGACCGAAGATGAGATAGTCGCAGACCTGATCGATGACCTCGAGCCACGGCTGCTCGAGCCACTCGAAAAGCGCTGCGTCCGCCAACGCGGCTTGCTCCAGCTCGATCGGCTCTGAGCCTGCGGGCTCGATAGGCCACTCGGCATTTTTGATCGGCGAGAAGATGTGGCCCAAGGCCTCTGCGCACGAGCCATCGGCGGAGCGCATTCGCTCAAAGGTATCGATCCCTCTGTCGCCGGTGAGGTCGGTGTTGTAGTCCTCCTGTTGGAGGTAGCCACGGTAATTGAGCGTGCCCGACGTGCCGATCTCCTTCGGCAGCCGCTTCCGTGCCGGCTCCTCAGCGGCGCGAGCGCGCTCTATCGTGAGCGGTCCGATCTTCACGTCGGCCTCCTTAGAAGGTGCGCTCGAGCAGGGACTTGCGCTTGCCGTTCCCGTTCGCCTTGGCAGCTCCGCCGCCGCGAGAGAAGTTCCGTTGCCCGACCTTGTTCAGGAACTGCGTCACCGAGTCGACCTGATCGTCATGCGCGCCTTTGGGAAAACGTGCGCATTCCTCGATCAGCTCTTGAACCCAGGACGGGGTGAGCGTCTTGTTGTAGCTGCCCGCGCTGTCGTCTTTCCCCGGAAGGAAGACGTTGCCCGCCTCGATCTGGGCCGAAGCGCCGTGGGCCCGTGCGACCTTGTCCTTGTCAGGTGAGACGGCGATCAGCCCCGAGACCTTGTCCTTCAGCCAGGCCACCACCTCGGGGCCGTTGGCCGCGTTCTCGACATAGTGCGTCTGCGGCAAACCCGAGAACTGGCGGGCGCCCCAGTCGGAGAGTTCCCAGACCGCCATGCGCGTTTCGGGTAGTCCCATCCGTGCTCTGATCCGGCGCACTAGATAGCGGTTGGCTCCCACGACTATCCAGGCGGTGCCGACCGCGTAGTCGTTGACCGTCTTCTCCTTGAGGCCAGTGTCCCACGAGGTGAAGAATGCGACCGGCTCTGGCCCCTCCCAGACGTCCAGCCATTCGACTGGGAAGTAGCGCCACCAGCCGCGCTTGAGAATCCCACCCGTTGCCGGGGAAGGCAACTGCTGCAGCTGGCCAGCGGCGCGATAGGAACCGAGCGCCGTCTTGAGTTCGGCTATCGCCTCCGCACCGAAGTGATCGGGCCAGAGCAGCGCGTCCGGTTCGGTGCGCGGATCGTCAGGCCAGATGAAAGGGTGGTTCGGCGAGTACTCAGCAGGCAAGCAAAGGTGTGTGTAGCCGCCCTTGGCGAGCAGATGCCCTGCGAGATCGCGCTCGTGGATGCGCTGCATGACGCCGACGAAGGCACCCTCGTCGGGATCGTTCAGGCGGGTGGTCATGGTGCCGTCCCACCAGTCGATCACGCCCTCGCGCACGACATCAGACTCGACCTCGTCGACCTTGTGCGGATCGTCGAAGACGACCACGTCGCCGCCCTCGCCCGTACCGGTGCCGCCGACCGAGGTGGCGATCCGGTAGCCGGTACGATCGTTCTCGAAGCGCTTCTTCTCGTTCTGATCCGACGCGAGGCGGAAGACGTCGCCCCAGAGCGCCTGATACCAGGGCGACTCGATCAGCCGCCGGCACTTGAGCGAGTCTCGGATCGAAAGCTTTTCGGCGTAGGAGGCGAAGAGCCAGCGCAGTTCGGGCTTGAACGTCCAGCCCCACGTCGGCCAGAAGACGGCGACCGTGAGCGACTTCATGTGCCGAGGTGGCACGTTGATGATAAGGCGCTTGATCTCACCGCGAGTGACGGCCTCGAGGTGCTCACAGATCGCGTCGATGTGCCAGTTGGCGACGAACGGGCGGCCGGGCTCAAGCAGCGGCCAGGCGCCGGCGATGTAGGAGCGGAGCGACTGAAGCTTCGCCCGCATCTCTTCACGATCAGCGCCCATCTTGCGCATCGCGTCCTCGCGCTCGACAGCTTCGAAGTCGGCGGTCGAGAGCTTCACGCCCAACAGATCAAGCGACATCGCTCAGCGGCTCACGCTTCGCCTTCGCCAGCAGGCGGCGGAGCTCTGCCACCTCCTCATCAGTGAGGAGCGCAAGGTCGAGCACCGGGCCCTCGTGCTGCACGCGATCGACGAAGAGGCCGAGGTGCTTGCCGAGCAGCTCGAGCGCGCGGTTGACCACGGCGCCCTCGTAGCGGTACTCGCCGATCACTTCGCCCTCGCTGTTCGTAACGGGCTCAGCCTGCGCGGCGCGCTCAGCGTTCGTCTTGAGCCCGGAGAGGACGTAGTCCTGATCGAGCTCGACCCGCTTCGAGCGGCGCTGCTGGGCCTCGATGATGGCCTTGAGGACATTTTCCTTCTTGAGCAGCTGCGAGCCGATGTTGCAGGCGTTCCGGGGGCTGTAGCCTGCGCGCCTGGCGGCACCGGCGGCGTTCAGATCGAGGAGGTACTCCTCAACGAAGCGGCGCTGCTTGCCCGACAGTCCTTCCACTTTCGGCATCGCGCTCACCTCCAATAGCGGCGACAGGATTCGAACCTGCGACCTCCGGTGCATGAGACCGGCGAGCTACCTGGCTGCTCCACGCCGCGCTGTCTGAGAGGGAAGACCGCTCCTAGAGATGCGACAGCCGACTAATCAGCCGGCCTTTGAGCGCACTTCTCCCGATCTCCGCGAGGGAGAGTAGCGCGACGAGTGGACGGCGTCAAGGGCGCCGGAGGTCTAGAGCCGTCGTGATCGATAAGACCAAGGCGCGCCATGCTGACTTCAACTCGGCCATATCGCTAACGATCGTGTGATGGCAGCGATGGCCTCGTTCTCCGTTGATCGTTCCCGCACTTCCGACCGAACCGCAGATTTTGCAGCGCACCAGCCCCGAGTGCCCTGGAAAGAGCGGGTCTCGGAAAGGGCAGCTGATGCGGCGCCTCTTCACCCTTCCTCCCTCCTCGCCTCGAGGAAGGCCACCGGCAAGAACGGCTCGACGCCGACGCGGTAGAGCTCATCTGAGATCCAGCGCACCCCCAGGCGTTCACAACGCTGACAACGCTCCGGGGAGCCGGTCTGTGGGTTGAGCACCAGCCGGTACTCCTTCGTGTAGAGCGTGACGCGGACCGCCTGCGGCTTGTGGGCCTTCTCAACATGACCACGCGCTTGCTCGGGATTGTAGAGCCGGAAGCCGCAGATGCAGCGCGGCCGGCGGATGATCGCCTCCACATCGCGACCACCGACCCGCCAGATGAACTTCTGCTCGGCCATCAAGTAGCGCTGCGAGAGATGCCACCAGAGCGTGCCGAGCGGGATCCCTTCGATTGCCTGCTGCTTGCCGAGTGAGTGCATGCGCTTCAGCGCCAAGTAGATCGGCTCGTAGTTCTTCCAAACCTCAGGCATCAGCGGCACGGCGTCGTCGATGTCGCCGGAGCAGGACTCGGCGCCGAACCGCGTCTCCTTCGCCTCGTTTAGCGTACGCAGAAGGCCGCGAATGGTCGAGAGCCGTCGCTCGCTCGGTTCGACGGGTGCAGCGGTGTGCAGCTTCCTCGGCCGCGGGGAGATCACCTGCTCGGTCATGGGGCTTGCGCTAGCGGTCATCTGGCTCCTTTCGTTTGAAGTCTAGTTTTCTCACCTGGCAACACCTCACTCGATCTCCGGCTCCGAGCTCGGCGCCCTGCGGACTGGCTTCTCCTTCTTCTCGCTCAAGTAGCGCTCGATGATGCGGCGCACGTAGCCCGCCTCGTTCTTCAGCGCCGGCGCCTTCGCCCTTCGCTGCACGAGCTCGTCTCTCGCCGTCGCGAAGACGTATGGGCCTTGGAACTTCTGCTTGTCGATCCAGCGACGGAGCGCAACCCTCTCGTCGCTCGATGCTGTGATCTCCGAGAGCAGCCGCGCCAACTCGAACTGCTCCGCTTCCCCGTGTTGAGGATCGTCGATTAAAGGTGGCAAGTCTGGACGCGCGGGTGGTCTAGCTTCCGTGCTAGGAGAACTATCGCTTTTGCTTTGCTGGGGTTGGGTAAGGGGACGGGGTGCGCGCGCGCACGTGAGGGGAACCGATCGGGAACCAGCCAAGGTGGTTCCCGGGAACCGGTCATTATCCCGGATTTGCTGGATAATTCCTAAAACTACTTGCCGTTTGCCGCCGATCGCTCGATGCACTTCATTGGCCGTCGCGGAAGGGTTGGAATCGAGAAAAGCCACGATTCTTTCCTCGATCGAACCCGCGTTATAGATGGCCCAGTCATGTACCGCGTAGTGGTTCCCGGGAACCGATTGGGAACCGGCCACGAGCTCGAGTAGCCCAGCTTCAACACAACGCTTAAGGAAGGCTGGCGTCACCCAGCGGAGCACGTCGCAGATGCCCTCAGAGAAGATGCCGCCGTTGCGCTGGCGGGCGCAGTAGGTCATCACCTCGAGCCACGTCCAGCGATCGGCGCGCCTGAGCGCCAGCACCTTTGTGTGCTCTGTGAACCCGTCGTCAAGGCGAAGCCAAGCCACGCTCGCGCCTCCATTCGCGGTACTCTTCGCCAGTCTTCGCGCCCTTGCTTGAATTGCACTCAGTGCAGGCTGTGATAAGATTCTCGGCCACGTCTAGACCACCCCGCGAGCGGGGTAGGTCGTGATCTAAAACAAGCAGGCCGCCGCGGCCGCAGTAGACACAGCGATTCCCATCACGTTTGTGGATCAGGGGTCGCATCTGATTGAGAACGATCTTCCGATGGTCAGGCATACAGACCACCTACGCCCCAGACCT